GATATATGCAGAGTACGAAAAGCAGTTTGATTAGGAATTCAAAAGAAGTTCGCCAAACAATAGATTTCACTGGGGTGCAGAATGGAAAGATACACCCTACGGATATTGATGCGGTGTTTGAATTTGACAATGAAGTTCTCATTCTAATGGAGATTAAGAAGTCTGGAAATAACATTCCCTTAGGGCAAAGACTTTTGCTGGAAAGAATTTGTGATTCGTGGCATACTGATAAGTCTTGTGTGCTAAAAGTTGAGCACGAGTTCTACGATAACACAAAAGACATTCCTCTTGGCGAATCCTATGTTACATCCATTTATTATGATGGCGAATGGATGGAAACTGAAAACAAACCTAAACTCGTTAGTTACTTAAATAGGATAGGATATAAATGGAATTGTCCTAAATGTAAATTCTGATGCCGCTACTACGACCTAAAAAATACGAGAAAAACAAAGACTTCATTCAAAGATGTATGGGTAATGCTAAAATGGGAGAAGAGTTTCCCAATAGAGACCAGCGTTATGGCGTATGTCAAACAATCTGGAAAGACCAGTTCGACCCAAAAAAGTAGTTAACAATTTTGTTTATTAAATAATTCTTTTATATATTTGTACTCAAATCAAGTACAGATGATTATAAAGAGAATTATATTACAACCCCTTAATCTTATACGAGTATCTATAGCGATTGTAACACTTATTGTGTTCTTTTGCTTAGAAACTATACTCCTTATTATATATCACGGAGTAGAGACACCATTAAGGAAATCCCTTAACTGGATAGAGAAGTTTATTAAATACACAATTAAATACATAAGATAAGATGAATACAAAATTAAGTACAGTAGAATTTACATACAACCTCACTAAATTGAATTTAGGAGGTAACCCAACAGAGATACAAGTTATAAATGCTATCGCCAAGTCAGATAAGACTGGAAAGTTTTTAAAGGAGATACAGGACTTACCTTGCTACGATGAGTCAAATGCTAAGACTGAATTCAAAATCAAATTGCTTATCGACCTTAAATCTGGCAATAGATATCAGACTTCATATTTAGTTTTTAACTTTATTCAGGCTCTTAGTTCAAAATATAATACAGAGGAATAATGGGAAGGTCAGGAGAAGAATTTATAAGGTTTGTAGAGAGACAACAGCAAGAGGCTGGAAACGATGCAACAAGAGCGTTCTATGAGGATATGGAACGCCAATACTACGAAGCTCAAGAGGAGAGAGCTCGTATGAATTCAGAGGAATATAAACAACAGAGGGAAGAGATGAGGAAAGCACTATGGGGTGCGTTTAATCACTTCCATCCACACACTTGGAATTATGGGAGAGAGTAATTGTTGCGGTGCGCCTGAATGGATAGAGGGCACTGGTATATGTAATTTGTGTGGAGAACACGCTGAATTTGAAACAGAATAGATATGAAGCATACAATAATGACGCTGGATGGAAAGTTCTGGCAATACGATGAGATACTGAAAGAGATGGACAGTGATGAGTTCTACTATGGTTACTTAGGAAAGTACGCTCTTAGCAGTAGTTCAGTAAAGACACTTTTGGATTCTCCAAAGGCTTACTTAAAATCATTAAGACAACGGAGCGACACCCCTGCGCTTTTGCAGGGGAGGCTCGTTCACTTGGCGGTTTTAGAGCCTCACAAGTTCGATAAGCTAAACTTTGTGAATGTACAAAGTAGAAACACTAAAGCATTTAAAGAAGCACTTAGCGAGAACTCGGAGAGCTATACGATGAGAGAACACGATTCAGCTATGTATATGGCTCAGGCGATTCACGATAATAAACACGCCAGAGAATTATTAGAGGGTACTGACAAAGAAGTGCCGTCAATGAATATGATGTTTGGTAAACCCTTCAGAGGTAAAGCTGATGCTTTAGGTTCAGGGCGTATGGTTGATTTAAAGACAACAGGCAGTGATATGAATGAGTTTCACTGGAGTGCAAAGAAGTTTAAGTATATGTGTCAAGCCTACATTTATAGTAAATTATTCGATGTAGATTACAAAGACATATATTATCTGGCGATAAACAAAGAAACTTATGACATAGGAATCTTTGATGTTTCGCAAGAATTTTATAACTTAGGCGAAAGTTTAGTAGAGAGAGCAGTTCAAGTATATACGGATGAGATAGAGAATGGAATGAATGAATTGCACAACTATACTATTCGAGGCACACTTTGATTGAAGACGATTATAAATTATTAATAGAAGAATATAAGAACGACATTCTTTTGTCACTCAGAATGGGAGTGCTGAAAGTGGATGAGTTAAAGTATCTACTACAGCACTTCAGGGATGAGGAGAACTATGAGGCTTGTCAAGGGCTATCGAATGCTTACGTTCTATTTAAAGAAGAGTTAGATGAATACTGATTTTGATATATTAAGAGACATTACACAGGAGGTTTGCAAGGCAGACCCAACGAAAGAAACAAGACAGAGAGAAGTTGTATATGCACGAATGATTATGTATAAAGTTCTACATAGTTTCCATAAACATACTTACACCAGAATAGGGAGGATGTTCGGAAAGAATCACGCCACTGTATTACATAGCATTAACCAGTTTGACAATATGGTTAGAAATGATGACTGGTTAAATAATAGATTCCACTGCGTTCTAAGTGAATACACAAAAGAGATTAGCTTACAGAACGAAGCTATTGCAGATGTGTATCTAAAGAATAAAATACTTGAATCTAAACTTAAGGCGCAAAAGAGAATTATAAGACAGTGTAAGGAGATATCTGACGTTATCGACAGCGTACCTGAAGATAAGGTGAAGCAGATAACTCAAAAGCTCCGTATGCTTGTGGAGGTTGCTAAGAAAGAGATAAAGCCTCGTAATCAACAGACAGTAGTATATAACTCTAATATAGTATCATACGAATGATGAGAAGGAAAACAAGAGCTGAAATAGATAAGGACATTAAGTTCATTCCTATTCCTGAGTGGCGTAATACCTATCAATATCACAGGACTAATAAACGTGCTACATACGTTGACTTAAACAACAAGAGATGAAACAAAAGAAATGGACTCAGGCTCAAAGGATAGCTAATTTAGAAAAAGCTACTTCTAATCTCTATATGATGATTCAGGCGATAATTGATAAGCTACCTAAAGAAGAAAACACCGAAGACAAAAAGTAGTTACTTTAATTAAAGATGGTGTATGTCTGGAGAGCAAGAGTTTAAGAAACAGGGAGTTATCAGCGTTAAAGCTCAGAAGTGGTTAGCTGAGAAGAAACGTAAAGAAGAGGAAGCGAAAGCTAAACCGAAACCAGCTCCAAAGAAAGAAGAGCCAAAGGCAAACAAACCAACGATTGTAAAAGAAGAACACCAGAAGTATTCTGATGGGCGTAGAAACAACGGAGCTGTTAAAGGAATATCAAGAGGGCAAGGGCGTAAGCCAAAAGCGAAAGAAGAGGAGATAAAGAACTTCGCTCTTGGTTCAATGAAACGTGCCTTTGGTAGTGAGAAGAAAGCGTGGGAAGCTCTTGCGAATATGAGTAAAGATTCCTTTCCACACTTACGCCTGTTATGGGAATACAAGTACGGTAAACCGAAAGAACAAAAGGAATTGAATGTAAAACAGGAAGTGAACATTCCTGTAATATCATTCTTAGACCCAGAGAAAACTATTGATATTGACGCTGAAATACAAGATGATGGCAAAGAAAATAAAGAATAGTTATTCACCATTCTTCAGTAAGAAGAAGGAATTTGATTGTGTTGAATATGAGATAGGTAGAGATAGATGCGAGGAGCAGTGTTCGTTCTGTAGCGTTATACCTATCACTGAGTAATGAAGAATGTTAATCTTAATCCAAAGTATCATTCGTTATTTAAGTCTCCATCCAGATACCATATCTGTACTGGTGGGCGAGGTAGCGGAAAGTCTTTTGCAGTAAATACATTCTTAGTATTACTCACTTACGAAAAAGGGCATAAGATACTTTTCACTCGATATACGATGACTTCGGCAAGTATGTCGATTATACCAGAGTTTCTGGAGAAGTTAGACCTTATGGGTATTGGCGGTAACTTTACTGTCACAAAGACTGAAATCATAAACAATCTTACAGGGAGCAGTATATTCTTCAGTGGTATCAAGACAGCCAGTGGAGACCAAACTGCAAAGCTAAAGTCTATTCAGGGTGTTACCACGTTTGTATTGGATGAAGCGGAGGAGCTTACAGACGAAGAGTCATTTGATAAGATAGATTATTCTGTAAGGGCGATGGGTACGCAGAACAGATGTATCTTAATTCTAAACCCTACTACAAAAGAACACTGGATATATCAGAGGTTCTTTCAGAACAGAGGTATTGCTGATGGGCACAACGGAGAGAAGGAGAATGTGAATTATGTACACACCACATACTTAGATAATAAGAAACACTTGTCTGAATCATTTGTGGCGCAAGTAGAGGATATGAGAACAAGACGCCCTGATAAATATAAGCACCAGATATTAGGTGGCTGGTTAGATAGAGCTGAAGGAGTTATCTTTACTC